ATCAGGCTGTAGTCGTAGAAGTTAGCCAGGCTGAACACCTTGCCAGTTTCTTCACGATAGTTAACGCCGACATTTGGCAGGTCATCAGAGTAGTCAGCAATGATGCGCGCCATGCCTACTGCATCCCATACGCCGTAAGTGAACGTTTTGGGATATGAAGGGATTTCTGATGTCACCGGGAAAAGAGTGGTCGCAGTCAGTGCAGGGTATTCGACTTCGTAAACCTTGGTTTTAACGTAGTCCAGTTCACGAGCCAGGAAGATTGACTCGCCTTCATCCAGTCGAATGCCGTTAGCCGCCGCGCCGTGTTCAATAGCGAACAGGTCCGCTTCGTCGTAATTCATCTGTTCCATTATTGTTCCTTATGCGGTTGGCTGTGTGGTCTGGTTGCGGATTTGAACTTCAGCCAGGTTAACTGTTGCGCCAGCGCTGTTTTTGAAAGTGGTGAACTTACCAGTAAACACCCAGCCCAGAGCCAGGGAGCCACCAGTTGCTGCAACCTTGCCAGCGTCTGCGCCAGAGGTCAGAACGTTAACACCTGCACCCATGGTTGGTGCTGCTGATAAGGTGGTTACAGCCCAGATTCGGCCCCATGTCATCACGTTGACGGCACCGCCATCTTCATACTGACCTGTGACACAGCCGTAGTGGCTGAAGCGGCAGATACCCATCAGGTTTGCTGCATCGCCAGCCGCAGATACCTGTTTAACTACGCGCTTGTCGTTAGCTACTGATACGCGAGCTACCACATAACCAGGCTTGATAGCGCCTTTTGCTGCGTTGCAACCGTCTGTGATTTGATGGGTTGAATCTGAACGCATGCCAGGCATGGCGATCTGCATGTCGTTATCGTAGGAAGTCTGAACAGGCATTATGCTGTCTCCTTTTTGCCGTGCAGGCGGTCGAGGTATTTTTTGCGAGCAGCGGCAGAGCCTTTTGGTTCAGCGGAGTCATCGCGGGTTTGGGCTTTGTCCTGATTGACGATTTTGCGCTGCTGCTCCATAGGTGCTGACTCAATCGCCATGTCGAAAGCGACATTGATGTAGGTGTCGTCTTTGCCGTCGAGCTTGATAGATGGCTTCAGCTTGGCTACAACCGCTTTCTTGACGGCAATATCATCCAGGCCATCACACTTGATGCCGTGTTTCTCTGCTTTTGCTTCGAGTTCTGTGCGAGCTTTAATGGTTTTCTCTGCATCTTCGCGAGCCTGCTTCAGCTTGTTTTCAAACTCTGCTGCGTCAGCTTTCAGGGTGTCGCGCTCTGCTGTGATGGTGGAGATGGTTGTTTGCGCTTCGGACAGCTTGGTATTAGCGTCCTCTGCATCCTGTTTAAGGGCGTTGAACGCCACGACGACTTCAGGAGAAGCATCGTACTCAAGCCCGTTGTCGAGTCGCAATTTCTGCATTGTTTTACCTTTTGGTTGGTTGTCGTCATCGTCTAAGGTGATTTCTTCATCACCGTCGAGATTCAGTGTTGCTACATCACCGGCCCGGGCTTTAGATACGAGGGCGAGATGATTGATGCGGATGTTTCGCTGAACGGCGTCAGAGGCCTGACCGTTCCAGTCGCCTGGAGTCGCAGCGAGGTCGAGTCGGTAGCCGAGGGATAGTTGCTTTGTCCTGCCGCTGGTTGCTGAGTTAATGGCGTTCTCGTCATACACCATGATTGGTACTTTGACGTTTTCACCATCCTGTCTGCCTGGCTCGAGCATGGTCCCGACCATATGCTTTTTTGCATTGCGGGAATTAACCGCCCCCGGGTGACCGATAGTGATCGGCTTGCCTTTGAAGCTAGCCAGTGAATCAGCGTTGAATACTTCTTCAGGTGGGCGTAATTCACGACGCACTGAGCCATCTGGATTTCGATATAACTGGATGCCAACGCGACCTACTACCGGCACGTCCTCCAAATAGCCATCCTCGTTTACGGACGCACGGAGTTCTCCCACATCGAAGCGAGATACTGTTTTCATGTTTTGCCTTATTTATTCGCCGATATCGAAAACTGAACCAGACCAGTCAGGCTCTGCGTAACATCGACACCGAACAGGTTGCCCGGGATGCCCATCGGGAGGTGGGTTGCTCCACTTGTAGGAGTTTCCCTCTCGCGCTCTGTGCTCTGGCCTCTCGCGTTCATCCAACACGCCTCGCCACTTATACCTCTTCACCCCAGCATCAGCCTGGCGCTGCTTTGTGAGCGCCGCGTTTCCTTTGCCTATCTGGTCAACTGCTATCAGCTTTGCGCGTCTCTCAGTGACGCCATAGCGCTCCTGAATCTGCTTCCTGATAGTTTCAGCGCTTGAGCCATTCATTACACCGCGCTGGATGATGCCTTCCATATCCGAAAGTTCGTCAGCAGGAATGGATTTAATCAGCCTGGTGTTCTCTGATACCCATAACTCCTGCATCTCTCTCAGCCATGGCTCCGCGCGATAAGCATCTACGCCAAGTACACCTGATGAGGCGGGAGCAGTTGTCTGTCCGGCAATAACAGCCTGCGAAGGTGGGATGTCATAGCCAGTTCCACCCTTCACAACCAAACGCCATTGCTTGTCGTTAAACTGACTAGTTAGCGCGAAGAATGTCGGCAGCCGTTCAATTACTGGCTGAAAGATGCGGTTGCCAGCGTTGCGGAGATAGGCCAGCACAGCAGACATATCGTCCTGCCAGCCGTCGAAGCGGATATCGCCGTATGCTGAGTTGATTTCTTTGTTGAACTGCCTGGTAGCCTTTACAAGCGCGTTGGTGTAGTCACGTTCTATGCCGTAGGGATGAAGCCAGACTTTAGCCATTACTCATCTCCGGATAGACGTAGCCTCCACGTTTTTTCAGTGTGGCGACACCTTCATCGTTGCTCACCCATCCAAGCTGCGAATAACGTTCATCAGCCTGTGACCACTGGTTAGCCGTCTCTGCCTGCTCTTTCTCTGTTGGCACTGAGAGAGGATTGAACTTAATCGTCCAGGTTTTATCAGTGGTGAGGAAGTTGACCGCCTTTTCTATTGCAGGTCTCGCCTCATCCTTCTGCTTGCGGCCAATCAGCTGCTTCCATGACTCAGGCACGGTGGTTTTATCCGCCCCCTGACCAGATGGCGTTTTGGTGAACAGGATTTGCTCATCGATGCCGGTCAGCGCTGATATGCGTAACTGCTTGCGGTCCTGTACATCGACCACACCCTCAAGAGAGCCATTTAGCAGTTCGTACTTCTCTGTTTTTGCATCTACGCCGATGGTGTTGCCGTTACTGCGCGTCATGTCGACCATGTTGAGACGAGCCTGAACAGCGTCGCGCCCCTCACCGTCTTTGCACAGGTCAGCAAGGTCAGCAGCAGACCAGACGCCCTGCTGTTTACGCTCAAGAAGACTTGTAGCGTGTGCGTGGCTCATGCCGTAATCAGTCAGCGCCTGATAGACTCCCTGCAAGCACGAAGCGCCCCATCCCTGATTCTGATGGCGAATCTGGTTAGGTAGTCGCTCTCCGTCGAACACATGGCATCTGCTGGCGTGAACGTAGTAAGGCGTCCCAGAGATAGGGTTGATCTGGTACTGGATGATCTCCCCGTAAGTAATGCTTTCCGGATTTAGGTCACGCAGGAAAGGCTGCACCTGATAGCGGTCGTACACACGTACAAACTCAAGCTCACCCTCTCCAATCGGCGACTGAAGGTCTCCGCCATCATTAACGCCGAATAGCATCAACGAACCGCCATATAAGCGAGCCCATGCTACGGCATCTGTAAACTGCTGCGTGAGGTTAAGTTCATCCCAGCGAGACATGATCTCTGGCTCGTTGTTAGCACCCTCAACCGTGAAGCCTGCACGAAACATTTCGTCGGCTACCACGTCGACAATGCGACGTCCTAGCCCATCACCGAGATAGATATTATCTAATGTCGCCCTGGTTAGCAGATGTGCGAAACGGATGCGGCTGTAGGCTGACCTGTCGCCACCTGTTCCGATGTTCATGAACACGTTCTGATAGCTGTCCATGTTCATCTTCTTGTCGATTTTCTTTTGCTGCCTGTTGTTGCGTTTAGCCATTGCCTCACCTTAACTGGCAAGGGCTTTAAGCCTCGCCAGAGCATTAGAAGTTGGCGCAAAGGCCATAATTAAAGAGTCGGCCATGTTTGGCGACGGGATGCCGCGTTTTTTCATGTCCTTTTTGCTCTCTACCTTTACCCTGCCGTTGTTGTCGTAATCGACGCGAGGGCGTGACAGTTCTGCCTTGAGGTATTCGAGATTTTTGATGTCAGATGAAAGGCTGATGAGTTGGTCGTCAGGGAACGTCTCGCCATGCTCTATAGCTCTCCAGGTGTTATAGAAACGATTTCTCACTACCCACCATGCCTGAGCCTTAAGGTTCGCGAACATGTCTCTGTTGGTCTTTCCTGGCTGGTATTCTCGGTCTGGCTCAAAAACTGCCGCCGCCGCATTGAATCCCTCCACCTGGCTTCTGGCGATGCGGTTCAATTGCGCCTTCACGCCAGCGCCAACCCCTATCGAGTCGTAAATGACCTTGTCTGCAGCAATGGAGTCTGCGTACTGATTAACCCTGTTAGCAGACTCAATGACATCGCCTCGACTCCACTCCTGAACATCCTTAACTACTGAGCCATGTGCCATAGTGATCGCGTTGCTATCCTCGCCTTCATCGGCAACGTCAAAGCCGATTCTCTTAGCGCCAGATGCTTCAAAATTGAGCTTAATGTGTGCATCTACCGCTGCTGCTATCCAGGAAGGCTTAATAATCGCGAGGTCGCTATCTGCTACCGGCTGCCCTTCCCAGATATGCTGATAAAGATCGAAGTCCTTACGCTTGCACTCCTCCATTTCGAGGCGCAATACATCTGGGAAGTGAGGGTTGTCGTTCCAGTTAACCGTCAGCAGGCAAATATCATCAGGAGGGTTAATGACGAATCTTTGGTGAGTATCGTCAAGAATGTTCTTTGGGTTGTAGCTTACCCATATTTCAGAGCCAGGCTTTCGAATCGTAGGAATGAGTACGTCCCAGCTGGCCTTTGTTACTGCCTCAGCCTCTTCTACCCAGCATATGTCTATGCCTTCCAGGGATTTCACTTTCGTGATGTTGTTTTTAATCCCGTAAAACATGAAAAGGCTATTCGTCACCAGGTGGCGGATATAGACCTTCTGTATTTCGAACTCGCGGTTATATCCCTCACGCTCTATCGTGTCGGCGATAAGCTGGATAACGGAGTCAGCGATGCTTGCCTGAAATTCACGAGCACAAAGGAATCGGTATGTGCCTCTGCGGGATATCTCAACGAGTAGCCTGGCGATAGACCATGACTTACCGCTGCCTCGACCGCCCTTTGCCACCTTGTAGCGATGAGGTTTAATGAACGGCTTGAATACAGGGTTAAGTTTCGTCATCTTCAAAAAGTTCCGACAATGGCTTTGTGGCCGTAATCGTTAGCTTCGACTCTTTCGGAGGTTCCCATCCCTGCAACTCTGCGAGTTGCTTGATGGCAGCTTTCGGATCGTGAAGCTTGATTGATATTCCACGCTTACCCGCCGTGAGCTCTGAGATCGCTGATAACGAGCCAGCGCTCTGCAATGCTGAATCTTTAAACTTCCAGCCAGCCTGGATGATTGGCTTG